CCACCAGCAGCGCCTGCAGGCCGGTGTAGGTGCCGGTGTCCTTGCTGCCGATGACGTTGGTGGTGGTCTCCGGATCTGCCGCGCCCTCAGCGACACGCACGACAACGGCGACGGGATTGGATTGGTCAGCGATGCCGCGCAGGCTGGCGGCGAGCGTGCCCTTGGTGCCGGCCTTGGCGACGGCTCCGCGTACGTCGGTCAGCAGCACGGCCTTGTTGAGCGGGAACACGGATGCGTCGGCATCCTCGGCCGTGCAGACGATGCCCAGGATGGCGGTGGCCACCGTGCGGATCGGGCGGGTGCCGCCGTTTACTTCAACGACGCGTACGCCGTGGTGGTACTGGTCCATTTGCTGGCTCCTTGGGTCAGGTTTCGCGGTAGCGGAGAGGGACAGTCAGCCGGGTGAACTCGTTGGACTGCTGGCTGCGCACGCGACGGCAGGTGACATCGAGCACGAACGCGCCCGGCCGTTCGCCGCGTGACAACGACAGCTGCTTGATCTGCAGGCGAGGTTCCCAGCGCATAAGCGCCGTGGCAGCGGCGCCGTAAAGGCGCAGCTGTGTGGTGCTGTTGAATGGCTGGTCGACCAGCTCGGGCAGCAGCGATCCGAAGTCGCGGCGCTGTACCCGTGTGCCAATGGGCGTGGTCAGGATGCGAGCGATGGACTGCACCAGGTGCGCGTCATCGTCCAGCCAGCGGCCAGTGGATGCATCCATGCCTCTCATCGCACCGCGCTCCACAAGGGAGCGCGACGGAGCACGTGGGGCAGATGGGGCGAGGTCGAAGCCATGACCTCATTCTGTGGACGGGCTTCGCCGAAGGCGTTCCCGTTGGCGTGTATCAGCTACGCAAACACCACCGGGCTAGGTGCCGGATAGATTCGGCGGCTCCACAGACGGCAAGTCAGGAACCTCGGGCAGCTTGGGTAGCTCGGGGACGGTGACGGGCGGCATCTCAATGCTGCAGGAGCCGATGCGCGAAGCTGCCGAATCAATCGCGTTCTGCAGCTTTGCGATAGCCGCGGTTATCTGCGCGATCTGCAGCGGTAGCACCAGCATAGGCTTTACGTACGGCTGCAGGAAGGTCGAGATGAAGCTGGTGATCCACGTAACGATCTGTGCAGGGTTGACGCTCGGCGGGCTGAGCAGCGCCATCATCGGCTGTAGCGCCGCCATCTGCGCGCCGATGCCGGCGAGCAGCGCGTTGGCCGACTGCATCGCTTCGTCGGTGAGCGCCTGCAGTTCGGCGCAGGACTGCACAGCATTGATCTGGTCCGCCAGGCGTTCGAATGTCTCGGCGTTGAAGGGAAGGGAGCCTTGGGGGTTCATGGGTGCCTCAGTAAATGTTGGTGACGCTGCCACGCTCTACGCTCACGACCTGGCCCGTGCCGGTGGTGAAAGTGCCGGTAGCGCCGGTGCCGGCAGATACGTTGCCATCGGCCATGACGCTGCCAGTGGCATGCACCGTGGGCGAATCCAGCACCACCGCCGCGCTCGCATGCACCTGGGCCTGCTGGCAGTTCACGATGACCTGGCCCTTGCCGGCATGAACCGACAGGGTCGAGGTTGCGTGGTTGAACTCAACAACGCTGCCGTCTGGGTAGGTTGTGCGGCCGACGTCCTCGCTGCTGGCCGGCTGCGGGTACGCGTCCTGTGACGTGCTGCCGATGATGACCGCCTGTGAGATATCCCCGTCAGGGCACGCCAGCAGCACCTGCTCGCCTTTGCCTGGCGGGTGCCAGGTGCGGCCGTTCGGCCCGGCCCTGCGTTCCAGCCAGTTGATCCAGTCGGTCTGGATCTCGCCCGTCTGGACGCGAACGCGCGCAGGCGCTGCGGTGCGGACGGCAATCACCGTCCCCCAACGCAGCATGTTGCTGACCTCTGCCGGAATGTCGCCGCGCGCCACGACGATCAGTCTGCCGCCGGATCGGTGGCGGACTCCGGCGGAACCGGGCCGGGTTCAATCGGCTCGGGCGACGGCACGCTCTCCCAACCGCCCTGAGCCTCGCTGTAGCGCCACGGGCCGGTGTTGTCGCGTGGTGGTGCCAGCGCCGTCGCGGTGGCCGGCAGCGGCTCGCCCACGGCCAACGGCGGCAGAAAGAAGCCAGTAGCCTTCTCCCAGATGGCGGTTTGGCTGTAGTCGGGAACCAGCTCCCAGGCGTCCAGCGCATCGTTCCAGCGGTTCGCTACCGGGGCGCCCGGCCCGATAGGCAGAGGTCGTTGCGCGGTGACACCTGCCGGGGGCAGCTCACCCAGGGCGAGTTGATTGGGCGCGGCCACACCCGTGTTCTTGTCCCACAGCATGACGCCCCGGAAGTCGGCGACGGTCTCCCATGCCGTGCGCTCAGCATTGATCCGCCATGCTTGTCGGGGGCCGGCCTGCTCCACTGGCGGGAAATCAACCGTGTTGCTGGGGAGCGGGCAGCTACCGTCTGCTTCCGGGTAGATCCGAATGGGCAGCACGTACAGACCCGTCAACGGATCGAAGGAGTGCCCATAGATTTCGTGGTCGGTTTTCAGTTGCATGGTTCTCTCTCAGTAGGCGATGCAGAAGAGCATCCGGATACCGGCGGGCAGGTTGCGGGTCGAGCCGGTGCTACCAACGGTGATGGCGTGTGAGTGGTCGCCAACGCCCGCAACGTTGATGGTGTGGCTGTGGCTGCCTGCGCCGTTCATGCCGATGTTGTGCGCGTGGTGGCCGGCGCCATCCGTTGTGTAGGCATGGGAGTGACCGCCGGCACCGCTGCTGTTCGGCCACGGGTTGTCGTAGTCAACGTTGCCGCGCGAACCAGCGTGGTTGTTGTAGTCACCACCCCACGGATAGGCGATGCCTGCATCGGCGAAGGGAATCAGATGCTGGTGGTCACCGACCCAGTTGGTGCCGCCCGTATGTCCGTGGCTCCCCTGACCATCCGTCCAAGCGCCGTGAGCGTGATCGCCCACTGCATCTGCACTGGCCGAATGGGCGTGACCACCGGCGGCGCTCGCGCTCGCGCTATGCGTGTGTGCAATCACAGAGCCGGCGCTGGTCTGGCCGACCTTGGCAGGATCGCCGGTATGGATGACGCCGCTGTCCTCATCGACCTTGGGCAGCTTGAACGTGGTTCCCTCGGCGTTGCCGCCGTAGGTGGTGCCGATGGCCGCGAACAGGCGTGGGTAGTCCGTGCGCAGCAGCTCTCGGCCGTCACACACCAGCGTGCCCGAGGGTGCGGTCTTGCCGGCGAAGGTAATCACCTGGCCGGGCATGTAGGTGCTGGCAGGCACACCGGTGAGGTTGTCCCACGACAGGTAGTGCGAACCGTGCTTGCCGTCCAGCAGGTCGGCATCCAATCCGTTGCCTTCGCCATCGTCTTTGAGCGAGGCACCTTTCAGGCCGAGCAGCTGGCGCACCGCGCTCTCAGTTGCTGCGGCGATCAGCTTCTTGGCGAGGGCAGTGGGTGCGCCAGAACCGAACCGCGAATCGAGCAGTTCGCGCAATCCCTTCGAATGGACGGCGCGCGTAGCGTCGAGGCCGGCCGCTGTTTCAGACGGGGTGGCCAACTCCAGCACGCCGGCCTTCTCCTCGGTGCCCACGTTGAGGTCGAAGTTGGTGTCGCCGAAGGTGATGTCGGTCGCCGCGATGTCGGCGAACTGGACGTCGGCGGCGAGCAGTAGCACAGCCTGCGTTGACTTCTCCGCCAATACGGCTGGCTGGCCATACACCGCCAGCAGCGTCCCATCGGCCAGGTACAGGCCGATGCCGCGTACCGAGTACGTGGCGTCGGTGGCGTCGCGGGCCGTGACGTGGATCGTGTCCCGCGCCGTGGCCCCTCCGCTGATCGACTGCAGGCGCGTGTGTTCGCCGGGCAGCGACTGCATTTCGCGGTGGGGCTCGATGACTTCGGCGGTGAGGCCCAGGGCGTGGGCCAGCACCGGGGCGGTGCCGTTCTGCTGGGCGTTGACGATGGCCTCGCGGCCATGGCGGGTAACGATGAATCTGAGGCCAGTCATGGGGTAGTGGCTTCCGTAGCTTGCAGGCGGACAAACACAGCGGCTCGGGTGGCAGCGATGACGCCCACGCGACCGGCCAGGTTGATGCCTTGGGTGAAGGTGAAGTGGCTGCGTACCGGCTTGGTGAAGTTCACCTCGGCAATGACGTCATCGACGTACTGCGCGGTAGTGGTTTCGCCGTCCTGGCCGCCAAGGGTCAGCGTCAGCGCGAAGGTGTGTGGGGCGCCGCGCGGCGTCGTCTGCCACCACTCGGTGATGTCGACCACGCCACCGAAGCTGTCCACCACGTCCGCGATGCTGCGCGCGGTGCCCTTGCGGCGCTGCACGATCAGCGAGTTGGCGACGCGGGCGCGCTTCACCGCCAGCGGCCAGCTGTTGCGCCATGTGTCCACGGACATCGTCCATGCCAACCATGGCAGCAGGTTCTCGGGGCAGGTGGCGGGGTTCCAGAGCAGCCCGACGACTGTGTCGATGTCGAAGCTGCGCGCGGTGACTGCCTCGGCGGTTCGTTCCAACGCGGTGGCGTTTGGCGGCAGCAGGCTGGTGCCCACGTCTACACCGACGCTGCCGTCCCACGTCAATGTCGCCCCGATTGGCGGCGCCTCGCCCAGGTGGATCTGCTTGCGCTCGTCCAGCACATAGTCGGTGACGGTACGCGCGCCGCCGCGCGTGGGGATGTACGGCGTTGGGCCGCTGGTGGGTTCCAGCTGCGGCTGGGATATGCGCAACGTCACATCAACGCTGCTATCCGGGTCGACTGCCATTCCGATGTAGCACTTGATGCCGGCCACGTTCTCGTGGCTCAGCTTTCGGGTGACAGAAAGGCGCTGCAGTGTGGTGGGGTTTGGTCTGCTGCTGGTGCTGCTGACCAGATACTGGCCGTTCCGGTCGCACTCCGCCAATACCAGTTGGCGCAGCGGCTCACGGAAGCCTGCCACCGGGTCACCGGCGACGATCTGCAGACCAACGCTTACCGTCCAGAGGCTGCCCCGTGCAGCCGGAGTCGGTGTGGTCTGGAAGATCACATCAAAGAATCGAACGTAGGATGCGACGCTCTTGCCTGCCAGGCGCAGATCGAAGTAGGGGGTGCCGTCCTCCAGCGTTCCGACAGCAACAATTTCGCGCGTCCATCCGCCGAACGGGCCGGGTGGGAAGGACCAGCCAGGTGGGAAGGCGCCGGTGGTGCCGATTCTGCCGACCTTGGCCGCCAGAACGTCGGAGTCGGCCAGCAGGTTGTGGCGGGG